GCCACAGTTCAAGCAGAAGACATCATTGAAGCGAACGATGTTCGTATCGCTACAGCACAGTTGCGTGGTTCAAAGGCACAGTCATTCAACGGAATGTACATGGGTTTCATTCACCCAGACGTTTCGTACGATCTTCGCCGCGAAACCGGTGCAGCGTCTTGGCGTGACCCGCATAACTATGTGGATACAGCAGGAATTTACAATGGCGAAATTGGCGCATTTGAGTCAATTCGTTTCATTGAAACTCCTCGCGCACCATTGGATTTGACTGGTGGATCGGCTTCAACAGTTGACCTCTATCAGACAATCATCATGGGTCGTCAATCATTGGCGAAGGCACACTCGATCACAGACGGCAACGGAGCATATCCGAAGGTTGTGCGTGGTCCAGTAGTGGATTCGTTGATGCGTTTCAATCCGGTCGGTTGGTACTGGTTGGGTGGCTACGGAATTTTCCGTCAGGCAGCTATCCGTGTTCTCAACACATCGTCTTCACTTGGTGGCGCATAAACCCATCTAGTTGAAGTAAGTTAATAAATGAATGTAGGGCCAGGCAGTTCCCCTTCTGTCCTGGCCCTACTTTCGTATGGTGTATAGTGTCCGTGTGAGAGGTTCTTATGTCGATTTCTAATTATGCTGAAAACAAAATTTTGGAACATACCACAGGTAAAACTGCTTGGACTATTCCTACAAACGTGTATGTGAAGCTACATACTGGTGATCCTGGTGAGGCTGCAACATCTAATGCTGCTACAGAAACAACACGCAAAGAGGCTTCTTGGGCTGCGGCTTCGTCGGGTTCTATTGCTACTTCAGGAACTTTGGAATGGACTAACGTTGCGGCAACTGAAACGATTACGCATTGGTCTTTGTGGGATGCTTCGACTGCGGGTAATGCTTTGTGGACTGGTGCTTTGTCAACGTCTGCTGCTGTTACTGCTGGGGATACTTTTCAGATCACCACGCTTACGCTGTCTCTCGATTAGTCGTAGGGGGTAAACCCTATGGCGCAGGCAGCAGTTACAGGTTTCGCAGAACCGTTTTCTGATACACGCCCGTTTTATCGTGGCACTTATTTTCGTGTTGTTAGTCGTACTGCTACGGGTTCTGGTGGTGGTACTTCTGGGGTTGCTTCTGGTTCTGCTCAGATACGGTTGGGGCAGTTAACCGATTTCAGTTTCCCGTTTAGGAACGGTGGCCGTTTTTATCTTGGTGTTCGTGCGGTTCTTACTGTTACTGCTACGGCTTCGGGGTTGGGTACTGCTTCTTCTGTTGCGAATGTTTTGCGTCAACGTCAAGGAACGGGTAGTGGTGTTGGTAGTGCTACTGCGGTAGGGGTTCTTGTTGTTGTTCGTACTGCGACAGGTTCGGGTGTTGGAACTATGGATTCCACAGGTTTGCATATTGCGCCACGTACCGCCACAGGTTCAGGTGCAGGTTCGGCGACGGGTGTTGGTGCGCTTATTCCTGTCCGTACAGCAACGGGTTCGGGTGTCGGTTCGGGTACTGCTGTTGAAATTGTTGTTAGTGTCCGTACAGCGACAGGCTCGGGTGTGGGTGCTGGTACCGGTGTTTGGTTGTTGGTGTCTTTGCGTACAGCCACAGGTTCGGGTTTAGGTACACAAACTTGTGTTGGTGCAAGAATTAACAGGCGTACAGCGACAGGTTCAGGTGTTGGTACTGGTACGGCGGATTGGGATAAGTCACACATTTTCCGTGTGCCGTACACAGACACGTACGGTGGTGGCGCGTTCGGTATGTTCGATGTTGAGAACCGTTTAGGTTCGTACTACAAAACTTATACTCGTGGTCTAAACCTTTACAAGTTAACTAACGGCGAGTACACTACTGTGGAACAACGAGATCAAGGGCAGGTTAAAAAATTGTGGCATGGTGGCAGGGATCATTTTTTGACTGATGTGGAATACGCTGAACTTGTTGCAGACGGATTCGGAGCGAATATAACCTGATGGCTATTTTTAGGACACCTACAGAGAACGTGGTTGCGGTGTTGCCCGTTGATGAAAACGAGTTGTCATCAGAAGAAAAGTTGGCTCAACGGTTGGCTCGGCATGTTGCGCCAAGTGCGCGTGGTATCAACGTGTTTTTGTTGACTGACGGAAACTATGTTGAGAGACAGCCTGGCGATATGGCTACTGTTGCTAAAACATATTATGGTGGTCACGACATTCAAGTTACGGCTACTGAGGTTGCTTCGTTGACGGCAGCAGGATATGGGGCGTACATTGAAGCATAGGGAAACTCATCCAGGTTTAGATGTCGAAGGTTGTTTCGGTTGTCGTATCGCACATTTCAATGTTTCGGCTGAGGCTATGCCTACACGCAAACCTGGTTCAAAACGGATCATTGAGAAGGAACGGGTTCTACATAAAGACCTTGACGCTTATCACCGGTTGCGTCAGGATGGTCAGCAACCTAAATCTATTGATGGTGCTGCGATTGTTGAGAAACGTGCTGAGGAGAACTGGCAGGTTGCTACAGGTATTTTGCCTGACAAAACCAACGTTGTTGGCTAAATGCTTTTAACAATTTATGTGCCGACATTTAATCGGCCCGATATTGAACCATGTTTGGCTTCTATTGTTCCGCAACTTGTTGACGGTGTTGAACTTATTGTTAGCGACAATGACCCTGATGGTTACGCTGAACAGTTCGTTAAACAGTATCCGCAGGTTCAATACAGTAAACGGTTAAAGAACATTGATGGCGACCCGAACGTGTTTCGTGGGGTGACGCAAGGTTCCGGTAAATATGTTTGGGTGTTCGGTGACGATGACACAATGTTCCCTGGAACGGTTGATGCTTTGTTACCGATGTTGGATGGTGTTGATCGGGTGCTGCATTGGACTCCGAACAGTCGTGAAGTGAACGCAGGGTTCTCAGGAAAACTGTGTGACTATATGAATAGTCTTAATGATAAATCTATTCTTGTTGCTTCGACAACGATTACGTCTACGGTGTGGCGTAGGGATGCCATGAACGTTAGTTTGGGTTTAGATAAATTGGATACAAGATATCCTTTGGCTTGGGCTGGTTTGTTTATGCAAACAATCAAAGTTATGCCGACACCTACTTTGACGATTGGTGCTATCTACCGTGACAACGAGTTTTCGTATTTCAAGACTGTGATGGATGAGTATTTGCAGGCGTGGAGTCTGGCTGTTGGTGCAAACTGGATAGGTTTCAAGCAGGCAAACAAATGGAATTTTGTGAGCGTCGAATCGTGAACTACCAGTATTGGTTCGGTACTGAAGCATCCAAGTACGGGTATGGTGCGATGTTGGAAGGGTTCAGGTCGGGGTTGCCTGCCGATGTTGAGTTGCACGATCAGGCTTCTGTTGCGGTGTTGATGTACAACCCGTCTTTGGTTCACGGGTTTTTACGTGGGCAACATCGTGCGCTGTATACGATGTGGGAAACCACAGAGTTACCTGAGAAGTATTACAGATATTTAGATACCTACGATCAGGTTATTGTGCCGTGTGAACATAACCGTGAACTGTTCTCAAAGTATGCACCTAACGTTTCTGTTGTGCCGTTGGGTGTAAACGTTGACTATTGGAAGCCGACACCTAGACCAGCAAATAACAGGTTCAGGTTTCATGCCGGTGGCTCGATGTGGCTACGCAAAGGGTTGGATGTCGTTGTCAAAGCGTTCGAGTTATCTGGGGTTGACGCAGAGTTACATATCAAGGTTCCGATGAAACGGTTTGTACCGGATAGAGAATGGCCGTCAAACATCATTATCCATACGGGATGGATGTCTAAAGAAGAACAGTTTGATTGGTTTAATCAAGCGGATTGTTTTATTGCGGCGAGCCGTGGCGAAGGGTTTGGGTTAATGCCGTTGCAGGCTATGGCTATGGGGATCCCTACGATTGTTACCCCGACTTCTGGGCAGGCACAGTTCTCTGATCTTGCTTCCGTGGTTGTTCCGGTTACATCTCAGAACTGCTCTGGTTACGAGATTGACAGTTTTGCTGGCTGTTGGGATGAACCTGATGTTGACGCGCTTGTAGAGGCTCTCAGAGGGGTCTGCGGGGCTTCTGACAGTTATAAGGCTGTGGCGTTGAATCGTGTTGGTCGGGTTGCTGAATACAGTTGGGATAAGTCGTGCCGCAAACTGTTGAACGTGTTACCTGTCGGCCATGTTTTAGATAACCCTGTGTTTGAACCGTATCTTTGTTTCGTAAAAGTTAGGGTGAACCGTGTTTGTGAGGCTGGGATTAACAACGATCATTGGGATTTCGTGCCAGGGGTTGACTACATGGTGCCTAATCAAGTCTATGATATATTGGTTAGAGCAAACTATATTGAGTCTTTCGAGATTCTGAAACGGAGCAACGATTATGCCAATGGTGGGAAAAAAGAAGTTTCCATACACAAAAAAGGGTAAAGCTGACGCTAAAAAGGCAGCCAAGAAAACTGGTATGCCGATGAAGAAAGCAAAAAACTACTAACAAATGTCAACTGCTGGTGCGGTACTAACTAGAGCCAGTCGCCAACTTTTATCGGGAACCGTTGAAGAACGAAACAAGTTAGCGACAACGGTTACTTCGGCAGACACTTCTATTGTGCTGTCCTACGATCTGGGTGGGTTCCGTGAAGGTTCAGTTATTGAGATTGAATCAGAGTTGATGTATGTGTGGGAGTCTTCCACAGCAACCAAAACTTTGACTGTTCAACGAGGCTACGACGGCACTACCGCAGTAGCACACACCAATGGTGTTCTCGCCACAGTAAACCCAAGATTCCCACGTCAACAAATGTTGGATTCTTTGAACTCTGACATTGATGATCTGAG